ATGGAAAATAATGATTTGATGAGATCACTTGAGAATATGAAAAATGTTCTCTCTGATGTCAAAACAGCAAACGAACAAGTCCAAGCTACCGTGAATGCATATAATGGACTTGAAGAACAAGTAAAAAAACTTGTTACAGAGATAAACAGATTATCAGAAGCAACATCTCGTATGATAAAATCCATACAAGATGATTATCAGGGAAAGCTGAAAACAATAACCGATGATGCATATAGAATTATTAATTCATGCGAAGAGGCTGTTCGTCATCTGGAAAGCTCTATAGATTCTTTTAATCTAACTATTGAACAAAAGATGAAAGAACAGGAGAAATATTTTATAAACTCTACCAAATGGCAGAAGCGAATAGTTGCTTTATTATTGACTAATATAATAGTATTACTGGCATTGGCATTTAAGATTTTTGTGGGATAGACATGATAATTTGCCTCACGCTAGAACATCTGGAAGTTCGTTAAACGAACAGACCTCACTTATATGACCGAACAACAACTTTTTTCTTTTAGGCTTTGGCTTCCTTCATCTGCGTTGAAATGATGATGCTTTAGTATTTGAGATTAGTGGCCTTACTTGCCACATTATTTCTCACTATTCGCTCCTACTGTGCCGTGTGATCCGCTACCTAACTGATGTGGCTGGATGCACGGCGTGCTTTGTTTCTGTAGGCCTCTGAGTTATGTGCTGCTTGATGGGGCATGTACCGAGCTTGCCGTTTCTCGTTTCCTGTTGGCGTAGTAGCCACTGCTCCTGTGTTGTCCGGTGGGCTTTGACCTCACCAACGCCTCGCAGTTCGCCAGTCCCAAGGGAGTGGCGAACTACGGGCGTTTTGTTTTGGGGAGGTCTTTAAGCTGGTGCTCTGTGGGCTTGGGATGAAGCTACTGCATCACTGGCTTTGATGCCGATAGTACCCATAATCTTGTGTCGTCGGGTCGCATCCACGTGGACGGACTTACATTGTTTCTTTGTCACTCTTATCCGTCACCATCTCTAATGCTACCATACTTTGTGACGTTGTGCGTTGTAGGTTATTGATGGATTAGAGCTTGTTTGTTGCTATTCATGTATCTGTCTGCTGGTCATAGAGATTCTGCTATGGCCATCGTTTCTGCGTCCGCACGCATATTGCTAAAGCGGTACGCGCTTCTTATCTCTATGTGAGCGGGCATCTACTGTCATTGAGTTGTCACCATGGAGCTTTTGTCTTCACTTGCTTTTGTTATCGTACCTGAAGCACACTTATGATTTTGCCACTGCAAAGGTAAATCGCCATTCTCGTGCTGCAAGGCTGGACGGGGCCTTGGCTACACAAATTATTTTCAAACAAATGAGCCGTGAGCCGTGGGTCAGACTAATTTCTGCTAAAGCCCTGAAGGGTGAAAATAATTTGCTTCGGCCTTGCTGCTCTTCGCCTGGCTTACCTTGGTAAAGCACTGTCAAAATTCAAAAGTGCTTCGGCACACAAAACCAATAACAAAAACTCTTAATCATTATGACAACTCACTACATGACAGCAGATTTCCGCCTTCGCTCACACAAAAGAAGTGCAAAAGTTTTCCTCAGCAATATGTTCACCGTAGAGGTGGTGGACTTCGACGGAGAATCAAGAGAATACAGCGTATCGGCTGAGAGCTTCGAGGAAGCAGCACGTGAGGCCGAGAATCTTGCTTTCCATGACTGCATACAGATTTCCTTCATGAATATCAACGCTTACTAATCCAATAATTCAATAACCCCTAAACAACTTTACAACTATGTCACAGTATTCAATCGTAGCAGAGATGGTTCAATCGAACAAGAGTAACAACAATGTGTGGTTCGTCCACGTCACCGGATGCGACAATCCCGAACTCCAGGGGTACTGCAAGCACGCCATCAAGGCCATGCAGTTCTGCTTCATCCTCAAAGCCCGCACTCAGTTCCCCATCGAGGACAACACTCTGGAGCAGCTGAAGAGCTACTACGCCGAGAACGAGAAGGGCAAGCTCAATTGGTACAAGCCCCGCCAGAAGAATGAAGAGCAGCCTACAGAGGCTGTGGAAGCACCTGCTGAGGTGCCTGCCCTCGAACATCAGACAGCCAAGCGCGGAAGGCGCAGAAGTAAGAAGACTGAGGAGGTGGCCGCGTAAGGCCACTTCCTTCACACAATAATCCTCATTTATCCACACTCTAAATTATTCAGCATTATGAAAGAAATTCCATTCATCGTCACAGAGTTGGTTCTAAAGGCAGTCCAACACCTGCAAGATGCCAAGTATGATCATCAGGCAGAAGTTGTCATCGGCGAGAAAAGCCGTACATTCGTCCTCGTTGAGGAAGAGGAGTTCAAGGAACTTATTGACTTCCTCGATGAAGAACGAGGATGGGAGGACTTCCCACGTGACTTCAACGCGATAGTCAAGACTCCGCGTTGGGATTCAGCACTCGAATTGTTTGAGGAATCGGAGGGCAGTTAGCCCTCCTTTTTCTTTCCCTGTTTTTCGTGTCTTTTCGTGCGTGTTATTAACAAGGTACCTTTGCCAGCGTAAACAAAATAACACCGCACTATGAATATGTCAACGAACTTGCCGATGTATGTATTCACATCGCAACTGCCAACAATAGAAATCGCACAGGCTGGTATTGACCCGCTCAGTGTCACACTCTGGGCAGGAAGAGACAAGCTGCTTGAAACAACCATGCACCCCGTAGGGGGAAAGCTGAAGCTGTATGACATCCGTGAGCTCTACGAGGAATACTTGCGCAGTCAGAATGAGGATGACATCTATCCATACGCCATCTTCGAGCTTGAAGTGGGCAACCTGACTTGGGAAGACAACATGATTATCTACTGTCCGTTAAACTGCAACATATCCGCTGAGGAATTCATCACCAAGCATTTTCTGACCACGCTGACAGCAAAGCGGATTCCTTCTGATGCAACAAGAGACGATGAAACGTTGGCGTACCTGCTAAAGTCAGACGAAGCATCTACGCCAAAAACCATTGAGATAACGGCAGCTTTCCGCGAACCAGACGGAAACATCGTGGGACACACTTGCAGCTATACAGATAGCTCACGCTATCAGTATGATGGGCTGCTCTGTTGCCCGCAGGACATCAACGAGGATTTCGACCATTACTGCACGGAGGCAAGCGTATATGACTACCGCGACCTCACGCCACTGTCTTATACCATCCGCATGGGACAGCGCTCATTCACGTACTATGTGGATTGGGACTTCAAGCCGTCGGTCCGCTTCCGCTTCCGCAATGGGTTCAACGCTGAGGAAACAATCTACCTTGATGCCGTGACGGTCACCAAGACGGACACAGAACGGAGTCTTGCCACGTCACATGGAAAGTCTTTGTTCTATGATCAGGTGGATTCACAAGAGTACGAGGTGACTACCGCACCGCTTTCCACTGAAGAAGCGGCATGGGCTACGCAGTTGCTTCTCTCGCACAAGGTGCAGCGCGTCGAGGAGGATGGAACTCTGACAGAAGTCCTGATTACGGACATGACAGCTGAGGTGACAGACAGCGATGAGGAACACCGCCGACTGAAGTTCACCTACAGGCTGGCCAAACAGGGGGCATCCCTCACTGTACGTAATGAAGTCATACGTGACAGCCGCTTCGCTAACCAGTTTGCCATTCAGTTCGCATAGTCCATCTTTCACTTTTCATTGTTCACTTTTCATTTACTCAAATGCACAGCATACACATCACCACCGCAAAAAAGATACTTGACAGCCATGACCCTGTAAGCATCTCTTTCTGGACTTCCAAAGGGGAGATTCAGACATACAATGACTGTATATCCCTGCGCTATAACTTCTACGAAGGGACGCGCAATGTAAAGCTCAGGCCATCCGGACAGATCCGAAAGATTCGGGACATCTGCCTGTTCAGGCTGAATGGCATGGAGGTCTTTCTGTAAACGATCAACACATTCACACAACACAAACACATATACCTATGGAAGAACTCTTTTATTCATCGGTTGAGAACATACCCGGCATCTCTGCACGTGCTGCCTTTACCACGGACAGCTCCGCAGTATTCAAGGAGTCCAAGGACACGAACCCCATCCGCATCGATGAGGGACTTGAATACATGCCATGGGGTGCTGATAACCAAATGCCTTACGACATCCTCCATCTGATTGAGGACGATGAAACGCTTTCCACCTGCCAGATGTTCAATGCTGAAATCGTCTATGGCGACGGACTGCGCTACAATACAGATGCAGCCAGTGTCAAAGTCAAGGAGCAGGTCAATGACTTCCTCCTTTCCAATGACCTGAGCAGCTATTACCTCGGAGTATGCCAGGACTTGAAGCACTTCGCCTTCTGTGTCTCTGTCATCATCCTCAACGGGGATAATACCCGTATCGTCAGACTGATCCGCAAGGAGGCTTGTTACTGCCGCTTCGCTCCGGCTGACAAGAACGGTGACATACCTTATATCTTATATGCCAACTGGCGCGAGGCTTCTTTCTCCCGTGACAAGGTGGAGAAGATACCGCTGCTGTCTGTGTCTGCTCCCTGGGCTGACCTCGCTGTGCGGATGGGACTGATGCCTTCGTCGGACGGAAAAAAGAAAGTACGAACCAAGGAACACAAGTTCGCCATCGTCACACGCATACCGACACCTGATAGCACGTATTATCCCATTCCGTACTATGCCGCTTTGTTCAAGGGCAAGTGGTACAACATCAAGCAACTCATCGGCATTGCCAAGGAAAGCAAGCTGAAGAACACGGCTCCCATCAAGTACCACATCGAGATTGCTAACAAGTACTGGGAAAACCTCTTCCGTTCTGAGGGTATCACTGACCGCAAGCTTCAGCAGGAGCGCGTGAAGCGGGCCAAACAGGAAATCCTGGACTTCCTCACTGGTGTTGAGAACTCGGGCAAGGTGTGGTTCTCATGCTTCTACCGCACCCCGGACGGTGTGGAAACGCATGAGGTGGTCATCAACAAGATTGATACAGACAAGGAAGGTGGTGACTGGGCATCGGACATCGCCGAAGCCATCAACATCATCTGCTTTACCATGCGCGTTCACTCGAACCTCGTGGGTTCCGTTCCCGGCAAGTCGCAGACAAACAACTCCGGTTCTGACAAGCGCGAGCTTTACACCATCGCACAGGCACTGCAGAAGCCTTATCATGATTTGCTCTTCACCGTGCATCGCATCATCATCAAGTTCAATGAATGGGAGGGCGTAACGCCTGACTGTCCCTTCATACAACTGACTACGTTGGATGAGAACAAGGATGCAAAGAAGGTCTCTACAGAAGAGAATCCATAACAGGTTTGTCAGCCTTGCCGTGGTGAGACCGCTCCGCAGCGGTGCAGCGTCGCGGCTCACGGCAAGGCTGATAATTGTAATCGTAAATAGTAAATCATCAAATATAAATATCATCATGCTTATTCATTCTGACTCAGAACTCCGTTCTTACCTTCCCAATGCCCTCGTCACAGTCGAGGGGGAAATGTCTCTCTTCGAGAAACTGAGTGCTTATCTCTCCGAGGCTGAGACATGGCTGGCCAATTATATCACTGGTGCAGCACCATTGGCCGCTATCACGGCTGAGAATGAGGGCGCAAATAGACCACTCTGCTGCCGCATCGTGGTTTGTCATGCCCTCATTCACGCCATACCGTCCCTGGACCTGATACTGACACCTAACGGATTCGGCATCGTAAGCAATCAGAACATCGCCCCGGCTTCGCGCGATCGCGTCGATAGACTGATTGGCTCCATTGAGATGCAGCGCGACGATGCCATCATACTCCTTCAGAAGTCGCTATTCAAACGCGCCGACTGGCAACAGTCTGAAGTGTTCGGATATTGGGCGCAGACCCTGCTACCCAATATCTCGGTCTGTCATCAGCTGCAGATTCGCGAACACCGCTTCATGGCGTACCGCGCATTGGTGCCTCGCATCATTCAGATAGAGGATGAACTGGCTAATTCATTCATCAGTCCGGAATTGCTGGCAAATCTGCATACATATCAGTTTGGTATCGGCTACGCCGGACTGTCACCAGCCGAACAGTCTGGCCGTGCCTACGTCCTCACACACCTGCAAGCAGAGATTGTATCACAGCTTTCCGGACAACCCATGCGCCATCACTATATGTCCGACTTGGTGAACGTCATCCGTTCTCAGCCCGACATCTTCCCGCTATGGCATAGCTCCGAAACGGCCCGACTTTTCAATCCACCCATTTTCCAGAACAAGAAGGATGCGCAAGGCTACTTCTTCTAAACACTATCGCTCTATGAATATCACATTTGATCTCATGCTTCCCGATTCGTGGGAAGAATTGACCACCGAACAACGCCTGTACGTGTATTTCCTTTTGTCGGAAGGCTATACTTGTGAGGCTATCCGCTCTTACTGCCTGCTCCGTTGGAGCGGTATCAGGGTTATGGCGGCACAGGGCGGTCACAAGTACCTGGTGCAGCATGGCAAGCAGTATGGATTGCTGGCTGCTTCACAGGTGGCCGCAGCGGCTATGGCTCTTTCGTTCCTGGACGAACTGCCGCCTACGCCGACGTTGCCAGAGGATATTGACGGGCATCCATCGATGTCTGCTGATATGGTAGGCGTACCATTCCAAACGTTCCTGATGCTCGAAAACCTGTATCAGGGTTTCCTTCATACACAGGACAAGGAACTTGTCAGACAGATGGCGGCTGTAGTATATGACCATGAGGGTATCAAGCTGGATGGGACACAGACAATCGCTGTGTTCTATTGGTTCGCTTCGCTGAAACAGATGCTTCGCTACCGCTTCTCTCACTTCTTCCAGCCATTGGCAACCAATGGCGGAAATCTGCTCGGTACAAGTCCCGACCTGTCGCGCCATCTGCAAGAGGCAATGGACGCTATGTCACGAAAGAGGCCGAAGTCCTTCAATTGGACACTTGGAGAGCCCTTACAGAACTCAATGCACAAGCGAAAGAATATGAAGAACTTCGGAGGAATAACAAGTAAACATGTTAGGGGCATATCTCCGATGGTATGTTTATCTGCGATGCTGGGTATATCTCCGATGGTGTGTATATGGGGAGTGCCCCATGCCCCCGTATCGGTTCTGTTGCGAAGTGGGGAACAGAACCCCTTGACGCTGCCGCTATTCGGGAGAATGCCCGAACCCCAATCAGGAAGACGCAAGCTGTTTGGGAGTCCCCAAGCCCCATATCTCCGATGGCGTGTATTTGGGAGTTGCCCAAGCCCCAGGGTGTTTATGGGGAGTACCCCATGCCCCCAAGACAGGACGCTGCCGCTATTCGGGGAGCCGAACCCAATCAGAAAGACGCAAGCTGTTTGGGAGTCCCCAAGCCCCATATCTCCGATGGCGTGTATTTGGGAGTTGCCCAAGCCCCGAGGTGTATATGGGGAGTACCCCATGCCCCCAAGACAGGACGCTGCCGCTATTCGGGGAGCCGAACCCAGTCAGAAGACGCAAGCTATTTGGGAGTCCCCAAGCCCCATATCTCCGATGGCGTGTATTTGGGAGAATGCCCAAGCCCCGAGGTGTATATGGGGAGCGCCCCATGCCCCCAAGACAGGACGCTGCCGCTATTCGGGAGAATGCCCGAACCCCAATCAGAAGGACGCAAGCTGTTTGGGAGTCCCCAAGCCCCATATCTCCGATGGTGTGTATTTGGGAGAATGCCCAAGCCCCGAGGTGTATATGGGGAGTACCCCATGCCCCAAAGAAAGACGCTGCCGCTATTCGGGAGAATGCCCGAACCCCAATATTCATTTTTCACTTTTCATTTTTCATTTTTAACTCCATTCCCCATGATACCAAACATCAACTGGAACGCCACGGCGTTTTTCAAACAACTTACTGAGCAGAACAAGCTCGCCCAGGAACAGGGCTTCAAGTTCTGCAGGGTCACTGGACTGCAAGGCTTCGAGGAAGCACTTGCCAGAATGCAAACAGCTACAGCCATCATTGCTGTGGATGATAGCTCACAGGGTTATACGGACCTCGCAAACTCGCCGCACACAAGACGTATCAAGACGGTATTCTTCGCAAAACGGCACGCCATTGATGATATGGCGGCACGTGGCAGATGCCTTGATACAATGCGAGAAGTATTCCGGCAATTCATGTCGAGACTCATCCTTGAAAGGACACGACTCGAACAGAATGCCATCTACCTTGACCAACGAATACAGTTCCAGGAGATAGACGAATACTTCTTCTCCGGATGTGCATGTGCCTACTTCCAAGTGGCAGTGGACACATTCACCGACCTACGCTTCCGCTTTTCAGAATGGGAGAACTTGCCGGAAATGGGCGCGTTCTCTCCTCAGTTCACTCAGTCATACGATTAAGCTATGCCACAGCAACAGACACAGGAACAGGCCCTGCAAGAACGACAAAAATATGTCGCGGCCTTCAATGACACAATGATAAAGATCTGGAAGGAACGTATCACGCTCCTTGATGTCATTGACACCAAGACGCTGCTCAATTCTCCCGTCTCACTCGGCTATAAGGCCGACGGGAAGCTGGTGGATGTGCACCTCACCCAAGCCTTCCGTGAATACGGCCTGTGGCAGGACTATGGCACAGGACGTGAAACGCCACGAGGGAATCCGGGCGACATAGGACGTGCCAAGGTACGCCAACGTCGCCGCTGGTTCTCCATCAAGTACTATGCCAGCTTCATGAACATCAAGGAGTTCTACGCAGACAACTTGGGCAAGGAGTTCATCGGCATCATCAATGAGGCACTGGATGACTATAACTTCCGACGCTATCATGGTACCATGAGGGCATGAAGGTGTCAAATCTGTCTTTTCGCACATGTATATATGTATGTACATTTGCAACTGAAAAACAGGCTATCACATCACAAACACACACACACAAATACTACCGCACAATGAACAACATTACTTCCATCACATCAGTCATATCTTCCCTCCGTGCTGAGACTCAGGAGGCAAGCATCACTCCGGAGAGGATAGGCGCACTGCTGCAGCAGCTGGCAAACCTCATCGCCAACTGTGCAACGGATTCACAGCTGGCAAACATCCAGGTTGGCGGCTCTACAGATGGGGTTGACCCTGAAGAGTTTGATGCGCTGAAGAATACGGCAATAGTCAATATCGCATCAAGGGTGACACGTACAGCAGAGGCAGTCAACATTACGCTGACGCTTACAGAGGGTGATGATGATACAAGTGCCGTCAATATCAGCATCCCCTTGGCATCAGCCACACTGGCCGGAGTCATCAGCCCTACGGACTATACCAGAATCACAGGGATAGCCAATAAGGTTGAACTAGAAAACATGGGAATCCGTTTCCTCGGTGACGTGGGCAGTGCATCTTCCCCAGGAGAGGAAGCGGCAGCACAGCTGGCCATTGCATCAGCCACTCGCATCAAATGGATTATCTACAAATATGGCAACAACGTGGGAATGATCCATCAAACGCACAATGCGACAACGACGGTTCAGAATCTTTACTTTGCTGGTAATAAGCACAGCCAGAGAACAATCACCTTCACAAACAATCTGCGCACGGCCATCGCGTCAGTGGGAAGCTGGAGTTCTGTAGGAACGGACATCGGCGTAAGCCGCACGGCAACGACTGCAACCATCAAGCTGGTGCATCCGTTCATGGAAAACAACGCCGGAGTACTGGCACTTACCATCGGACAGGCTAACAGCAACTATGCCGGACTGATGACAAAGGAGAATCTTAGGATATTGAACAGCCTCGATGAGCAGGTTAATGACATGTTACTCACAATAGTCGAGCTGCAAAGTGGAATATCTAACCTGCAGGATAGTATATCGAGTATCTATGATAGATTTAACAGTCTGGATAACAGATATGTATTGAAGGCAAAGCTGTTTGCTTTTGCTAATCCTTCAACTATCGTCATTCCTGTAAGGAACGTAACTAGCAGTGGGTGCACTATTGCATCAAGTGTTGAAGTAGATATTCAACTGAGTGCAATGGATGAAGATGAAAACTCGGTGAGTGCCATGGACTGCAATGTAACATGGTCACTAGGTACAAATGACAGTGTTTTCCATGTGGAATATGAAGGTGGAAAACGTTATGTCACTTTCATTGCAGACGAAGATGACTACTGGCAAGGCAACGGAAATGGCAAATTGACAATCACGCTCACTGACCATAACAGAAATGTCAGTGGCTCGTATGAGATAATTCTAGAACGCTCCTTATCAAATAGCTAAATATGTAAAGCCATGACAAAAGACAATCGTAAAGACCTGCAAGTGTATTCCGCCGTCGCCATGCTGGTGGCTGGCGTCGGCCTCTCCATCGCGGGATTCGTGGTTCCGCCTACGGGGGAAATCTCCGACTCGGTGCTGATGTTCACCGCCCAATGCCTCGTATATGCGGGCAGCGCACTCGGCATCAACGTGTATATCAATTCCAAGTTCTCAGACATCAAGAAACAACTAACCAAAACTGCAACACAAAATGAGACAGATCAATGAAATCATCGTGCATTGCAGTGCCACACCCAAAGGGGCTAACTTCACAGTAGAAGACATTGATAGCTGGCACCGCAAACCGCCATTCAACTTCCGTTGTATCGGCTATCACTATGTCATCTACCTCGACGGCACCATCCATCTAGGCAGGCCCATCGAGGAGGAAGGTGCCCACTGTAAAGAGGGTGGCCACAACAGACACAGCATCGGAGTATGCTATATCGGTGGCGTGCGCAAAGAGGACGGACGCACACCTGAAGATACACGCACTCCAGAACAGAAAGAGGCTATGAAGGTTCTGCTTCAATTGCTCAAAGCGGCCTTCCCGGAGGCTAAGATTTATGGCCATCGGGACTTCGCAAAAAAGGATTGTCCATCGTTCGATGCGAAAAAAGAATATGAGTATATTTCCAACATGGACTTCAAAAAAGCGCTCCCATGAAAGCATACGTTCCTTTCCATCCCGCCCACCCTGGAACGTATGCTTTCAGGGTCGCGCGGTGCTTCGCGCTTTTGTTTATTCTAACAGCCTTTACCGCTTGTGGTTCAAGCCGTAAAAGTGTAGAGGTTCAATCAATGAATCAAGCACAAGAACACGAAGTGAGACTGTCCTACGGGCAGTCACTCTTCGCACTCTTCGACAGCCTCGCTGCAGTGCAAATACTGGAGGCTGACAGCCTCGAAATGGAATTCTTTGATGCCGCAGAGATGGGCATCAGGGATGACAGCCTTGCCGCAACGAGACCGCCCCAGTCGCAGGCTCCGGGGCGGCTCGCGGCAAGGCTGAGAGTGAAGGGCGTCCGCGCCAATACGCAGACGACCCATACACAGGTGGCAACATCCGAGAGCCTGGCAGTGGATGCCGACTCTGTTCATCGTATCAGTCAGGAAGAACTGGATAAGAGCATCCACGAGGAGAAGGTGGTGAAGCCTCCCAATACGCTACGAAATCTCTCTGTACTGCTCGGACTGGCCTTCATCTGTTTCATCATCTGGAAAATAAAGCGGTAGGTCTTTCTCCACGGGCACAGGCTCCCGACAGCAGAAGCACGCTCAGCGGATTGTTCTTGAACAACGCTATAGGACGGACATACCGGGCTGGTATTTTCCGATGCAAAGGTAAGGCGGGACGCTCATGGCCGCTCGAGCTCTGCTCGCTTCGCTCGGCGAAGAAGTACCGATGTTCTATGCCTGCACAAACGGCACGACACGCTTTCCCACTTTGACGCTTGACAATCGATGATTACTACTTCGATAATGGCCATGTGTTCCGCCGCTGTTAGGCGGACACATGATCTTCATTCATGATTCATCCGCTCCAGACTTGGAGCGGATGAAATTGATTAGTTAATTATTCGTAAACTTGTATTCTGTAAAGGCTTTAAAAATAGTTATACTTTCCAAAAGAGAGTAACTAACACCAGTGTTAGTTCATTGTCCTTTGATTAAAAGATAGTACCTTTGCGGCGGTTACAGACAAAAAGTGACCACAATGTCTAATTTTACACCCCAAAAAACTATGAAAAGAATGGATCTTAACTTTGCGCACAGCGCACAGGGAATGTTGAAACAGAGTGAGAAACCCGCTGCTTGCGGTGCAGCATGCGGTGCCGGTGACAAGCCCGCCAAGGAGAAGCCTGCTGCTTGCGGAAGTGCATGCGGAGCCGGCGACAAGCCCGCTGAGGAGAAGCCTGCAGCTTGTGGTTCAGCCTGCGGTGCTGGCGAGAAATAAGCTGAAGCAATGGACTATTTTGCATTCCAGTGGCACATAACTGACGAGTGCGACCAGCGTTGCAAGCACTGCTACATCTTTTCCGAGGGGCATCCAAAGCTCACCCAGATGCCTTGGGAGAGATTGGTGGCGGTGCTTGCAAACGTGGAGCGCATGGCAGAAAAGATGAACCGCCTACCTTATTTATATATTACAGGTGGCGATCCCATTCTGCACAGCCGTTTCTGGGACTTCCTGGAACTGGTTCACTCGCGCGGCATACCCTTCACCGTGATGGGCAATCCGTTCCACCTCACAGACGAGGTGTGCCAGAGAATGAAGTCGCTGGGATGCCGCAAGTACCAGCTGAGCCTCGATGGACTGCGCCAGACGCACGACCGCTTCCGAAAGCCCGGCTCTTTCGATACGACACTGGAAGCAATCGAAACAATCCGTAAGAGCGGGATGCATTGTGCCATCATGTCAACCGTCTCGGCTGCGAATATTGATGAGATACCTGAGCTCATAGATGTCATCGTGGAGCACAAGGCTGACATTTTCGCCTTTGGCCGCTATTGTCCGACATCAGAAGATAAAGCACATCAAGAGAACTGGCACGTAGAGCCGGAACGCTACCGTGCATTCCTTGAAAAGTGCTGGGCAAAGTTCGAGAAGTACAAAGACTCCGATACGTCCTTCAACCTGAAAGATCACTTGTGGACGCTGTTCCTCTATGAGAAAGGCTTGTTCAAGATTCCCGAAGGTCTCGACGAGGACACCATCTACGACGGCTGCAACTGTGGCAACTGCCATTTCACCATCTCTGCCGAAGGAAGGCTAATGGCTTGCCGACGGTTTGAGAGCTATGTTGGCACGGTGGAGGAAGACATGTACGATGTGTATCATGGTCCTAAGATGGACAGGTATCGCCAGCACGAGCGATTCGAGAAGTGCCGCCAGTGCGAACTGCTCCGCTTCTGCCGCGGCTGTCCCGCCGTGGCCTACGGATATTCCAAAAACTTCTATGCACCTGATCCTCAATGCTGGAAAAAATGTAAATTGTAAATAGTCAATCATTAAATCGTAAATAGTCATGGTTCGTCTAAATGCATTCTTTACCCTTAAAGAGGGCGCAAGCACAGAAGATGTGCTGGCAATCACCAATGAACTCGTCGCCAAGTCCCGTCTGGATGAGGGCAATCTCGGTTACGACCTGTTCCAAAGTACTACCAATCCCAAAGTCTTCATGTTCTGCGAAAGCTGGGAGAACGCTGAAGTCCTCGAAAAGCACTCCAAGTCACCGCACTTCACCAGCGCTGTTCCTGCTCTTGGAGCGTTGACGGCTGACGGGTTGAAGATCGAAAGTTTCGAGAAGTAACATGAATCTCTTTGAACTCATCCGCCACCGCCGTTCCATCCGTAAGTACGAGGAGCGGCAGGTGCCTAGGGAAGACCTGGAGCGCATCATCGAGGCGGGCCTCTATGCCCCCAATGCAGGTGGTGGTCAGCGCAGTATGATTGTGGCTTTGCGCGACCCGAAGCTCACCGAAGCTGTCGGCAAGATGAACGTGGGCAAGCTCGAGCGCTCGCGCCTCACCGGCAATTTCGTTTCAAAGGAGCAGCCCAGCATCATCGATGACCCCACCATCAAGAGCGGCTTCTACGGTGCGCCTACGGTGTGTGTCATCTTTGCCCAAGGCAATTTCCTCTACAGCATACCCGATGCCTTCTGTTGCGCCGAAAATATGGTGCTGGCAGCCACGGAACTCGGCATCAGTTCCTGCATCATAGCGCGTGGCGAGGAGACTTTCGACAGCGACTACGGACACCAACTGATGTACGACTGGGGCGTTCCCCTCGGCTACGTGGCACGATGCTTCGTGCTGCTGGGCTATTGCAAGGGCGACTATCCGCAAGAGAAGCCCCGCAAGCCGGGTCGTTATAACATTATTGAAGCAGAAAAATAGACTGGCCATCATGGATATTGCAGATAAAATACTCGATGCCCATTTTCCAGAATGCCCCATCCGCAACGTCATCGCACGCATTGGCGACCGATGGAGCATCCTCATCCTGTTGACGCTTGAACCTGCTAAGGCGCCCATGCGCTTCAAGGAGATAGAACAGGCCATCCCAGACATCTCGCAGAAGATGTTGACTCGCACCCTCCGCGACCTTGAAGCGGACGGATTGGTTATTCGCCATGCCTACGCTGAAGTGCCGCCTCGCGTGGAGTATGAATTGACTGACCGTGCACGTACACTCACGCCCCACCTTAACGCCCTCGTCGGATGGGCGGCAGAGAATCTCAGCGGCATCATAAACGATCGTCGCAAGTATATGGGAAATAAATCGTAGGTCTTTCTGTATCTGATATTTAAATAATAATCCAAAACGGCCATGTATTCAGAGTCATCTGAGCACGTGGCCGTGCCATTTGTGATAAAGCCATCCGCTCCAATACTGGAGAGGATGGCTTTATCAAAAGAGGAAGAGATTGTTTTATGGCCCACCCGCAGCCCCCATCGGCTCCGGCTGTCCGTGCCGCCACCGCACATCGTCACGGACGGAGAGGGCATTTGTTCACGGCCACGCAAGAGCAGACGCACACCGTGGGCAGGTGCTCTCTCTGTCTGTGACGGCCTCCCCATTGGCACGGACGGCTGGAGACGATGCCTGATAAAAGCCCAAGGGCTACTTATCCCTCGGCACATCTCCGAAGTATAGACAAGTCTGTACTTGAAGAAGAGCCTCGGGACAGGTATTCACGAAAGCCTTGCATTGCTGTGGGCTGACAGGCAGCGCACGGCAAAACAAGGCACTCGTCACCTCGCAGCGGTATAAATGCCGCACCATCAAAGCCATTCCTGGCACATCAACATCATTGGGCTGAAGCCTAATGACATGATAAGCCGAATGGCTCTTTCTCAGTTCTGCAGCACATCTTCTGGGATGTGGATTTTCCAGCCTCATTGCCGTGCATCGCAATCGTCCACGCAAATGGCATGGGCGGAAAATCCACGTCCCGAAGATAAGCTGCTATAGAACAATACCCACGAAAGCCTTGTCATGCTGTGGCTGACAAGCAGCACACGGCAGGGCAAGGCACTCGTCAACTCCCAGCGGCATAAATGCCGCACCCTCAATGAGGCAAGGCCTCACTTGACGAAGGCATACAAGTGTGCCTCCAAAGCCCCCGTCCAATACGCACACCAATACCAAGGCAGGTCGGCGTTCTTAACGGCATAGCCTAAACGCTGACTTACCTTGGCATCCGTGTGGTATTCGGAAGGGGAGAGAGGAAAGAATTTAGATAGTGGCGATAAGGCACTTCAGGATGAAAAGCCTTATCGTTGCATCGTGAAAAGGGACGGCGAAGCCTGGAGCCAGGCCACTCGCTGCCACCTTTTCCCGCTGCAATCCTCCTTTCAGTCGGCCCCAATGTCTCTTTACCGCTCAATGGGTATTGAGCCGTGAGACACTGTAAATGTAAGTGGCTGACAGCCACACACATCTTTCGCGGCTCGAAGATGACACAAGCACAAGCGGCAGAGGCGCGAGGGTTCACAAGTCCCATTGAGACCATCAAAGGGGCGTTTTTGGATGTCGTGCGGGGCTGTCGTGGCTGCTGTCGGGTATGTGTGAGAGGGTGAAAGTGGGGAGTTATTGTGAGACCATTGGGGCGGTTATGTCGAATTGTAACCATAAAGGCGTCTTTCGGGTGGCGGTGGTCTGCGTGTGAGCGCGTGGGAGGGCAGGAGGCTATTGTGAGACCATCGGGGCGGTTATGACGATATGAGACCCTAAAGGCTGTTTTCGGGGTGGCGGTGGTCAGTGCGTGAGCGCGTGAGAGGGCGGGAGGTTATTGTGAGACCATTGAGGCGGTTATGACGATATGAGACCCTAAAGGCTGTTTTCGGGGTGGCGGTGGTCAGCGCGTGAGCGCGTGAGAGGTCGGGAGGCTATTGTGAGACCATTGAGGCGGTTATGACGATATGAGACCCTAAAGGCTGTTTTCGGGGTGGCGGTGGTCAGCGTGTGAGCGCGTGAGAGGGCGGGAGGTTATTGTGAGACCATCGGGGCGGTTATGTCGAATTGTAACCATAAAGGCGGCTTTCGGGTGGCGGTGGTCTGTACGTGAGCGCGTGAGAGGTCGGGAGGCTATTGTGAGACCATCAAGGCAAGTCCAACGATATGAGACCAAGGGCGGCAAGTTTGAAGGTGGCGGCAACAATGAGACCAACAAGACAAGCCAACGCATTGAGACCAAGAAGGGGGTATTCTCAAAGAGACCGCCTACATATTCCGCAAAGGTCAAAGGGGGCGAGAGGGAGGGGCGAAGGCAGGGCGGTCGGGGGGTGCATAGCGCGAAGTCAGGGGAATTTTCATTCCCCCGACACCCCCAGAAAACTCATTTTTAGCAAGTTAAGGTACTTCAACTTAGGACAAATTGAAGGAATCGTGAAAAATTGATGGCTAAAAATGGCCGCAAAGCCGCATGAATACAGGCTTTTCGGGCATGTTGAAAATGCCCGTTTCTGAGCCTTTTCATGGTTCCCGACTTTGCGGGGAAAGAGGTAGCCGATGGCCGTTTTTGTGCTAAAGCTGTCTTTTCGCTTGCGCAGAAGAATAGGTAGCTTTGCAGCGATTATAACACAACACATCGCACCATGTCCGAACTCAACACAAACGCAACAGTCACCCTCACTGTCAATGGCCGACAAGCACAGGAAATGTTAGATAACCTCAAACAAAAGGCCACGCAGCTGGAAGCGGCCATTGACAAGGCCCGACGCAGCGGGGACAAGGCCACGCTGAAACGCCTCCAGAAGGAACTCAACCAGACCAACGCACAAATCAAACAGATTCAGTCGGCAACGGCATCGGCAGAAGATGTCCTCCGACGCCTGGACCGGGCAACACCCAAGCAGCTGAATCAGACCCTGACAGTGCTTCGCCGCCAGCTCAACGGCATAGAGCGGGACAGCGAAGCATGGAATATCCAGGTGCAGAAGATCCAGAGGGTAAAGGCTGATATTGACCGCGTAAACGCGGAACTCAGACAGTCGGAATCACTGCTGCAACGGTTGAACCGGGGCTTCAACGAATGGGGAGCAACCATCGCCACGGCTGCTGCTGCAGTGACTGGCCTTGTCATGGCCGGACGGTCGGCCGTGAATGCCTACGCGGAACTGGAACAGGAGATGGCCAACGTCCAGAAGTTCACTTCCTTGCCAATGGAAAAGGTCAAGGAACTGAACGAGGAGATGAAGAAGATGAACACCAGAACATCGCTCATCGAACTGAATAAGTACGCTGAGGATGCTGGTAAGCTGGGTATGAAGACAATCGAGGATATCATGGGTTATGTCCGTGGTGCCGACCAAATCAATGTAGCCCTCGCAGACATAGGTGATGGGGCTACACTTGTCCTCTCCAAGTTGAGTAGCATCTTCGGTATCAAAGACGAACTTGGAACGGAACAGGCACTGTTGGCTATCGGTTCAACAATAACAGAACTGTCCCAGAACTGTACGGCTGGAAGTGAGTACCTGGCTAACTTCGCACGCCGTATGGGTGGTGTGGGTAAGGCAGCAGGGATGACACTGCCGCAGCTTATCGCCATCGGTGCCGTCCTCGATGCAAACGGACAGGCAGCGGAGATGTCGGCAACGGCTGTGTCGAAGCTGATTATGGATGCCTATAAGGAGAGTGATAAGTTTGCCAAGGCATTGAACCTGAATGCAGAGCAGTTCAAGAAGGTCATGGCTGAGGATGCCAACGCGGGCTTCATTATGATTCTTGAACGATTCAAGGAGATTGGCAACATGGACGCACTGGCTCCCGTGTTCAAGGACATGGGTGAAAACGGAGCACGTGCCTCACAGGTCATGGCTACGCTGGCCAATAACATCGATATGGTGAAGTGGGAACAGGAAGAGGCACAGAAGGCCTTCGACAGTGCGACCAAGGTCACACAGATGTACGACATTCAGAACAACACGGCACAGGCAGGTATCGAGAAAGCACGGAAGCGGGTCAATGAGCTGGCTGTGGAGCTGGGAGAAAAGCTTCTTCCGGTGATGAAGCATATCTATACCTCCACATCATTGACCTTGCGCTTCCTTAATACCACGGTGACATTCATATCGGAGCACCGCAAAGCAATCCTCTCTACAACAGCTGCCATTGCCACCTATGCCGTAGTGGTGAACCTGAGTACCATCAAACTGAAGGCTCTCAATGCCTGGACCACCATCACCACAACGGCTACCAAGGCGTATGAGGTTGTCGTAACACATCTGAAGACAGCTCATCTTGCCTTGCAGGTGGGTATGGCAAAGTTGACAGGCAACTATGCCAAGCAAAACCTTCTTATGACGGATCTGAAGAAGAACACAGCGGCATTGACGAATATATATGCGCTGCTGGCAGCGGCTGTTGTGGCAGCAGGGGTGGCCATCGTCTCTTCGTTCAATAAGCAGAGCAAGGCACAGAAGCTACTTGCTGATATTGAGTCGGAAGCCAGACGCAATACGTCCGAGGACATCAAGCGTATTGAACTGCTGAAGTCCACCATAGAGAATGAGACTTTGAGCATTGACAACAGACGCAAGGCCATCGAGGAGCTGCAAAGTATCATCCCGGACTACCACGCCAGCCTCAGTGACGAGGGGGAACTAATAGGACATAACGCTGAGGTGCTGGGCATCTATGTGGAACAGCTGAAGAACACGGCCAAGATTCAGGCGGCATTGGCAAAGCTGCCTGAGGCAGAGGAACGTCTGCGCAAGATACAGAAGGAGGCACCGACAAACCTTCAGGATGCGCTACTGTACGAACACCTGGAAGGACTCAATCCCGATGAAGCAGCAGGTAAGGCTAACGCTTCACCTACGGCTTATCGGGTGTTCCGGTCTCAGCTCAAAGAGGCTGAAAAGGAAGTGAAGCAGTTGAACCGTATCATTGATGACCTCACGGCACAGAACCAAGCCCTTGCAGACCAGGCAACGGCAATAAAGGTGGCAGAAGGGGATGGTGACGATGATGAAGATGAAGATGAAGATGAAGACGAGGACGAGAAGAACCGCGACAAGTTCAAAAAGGAAAAGGAATGGAAAGAGCGGGAAGAGGCACTGATCAGAATTGCCTACGCCAAGGGCGAAGCTGATTATGAACAGTACCAGAAACGCCTCGAAGAGATAGCCGTGGAGTTCAACCGCAAGAAGCTGGAACATACAGACCTCACGGATCAGGAAAGAATCAGCATCGAGGCTGACTACTATGAAGCGCTGAGAGCGCAGACGGAAGCGGGACTGAAACGTACCCGAAAGGAAGAGGATGATGCCTATGAAGAAAGCCGGATAGCCCTTCAGCAGCGGTACATTGATGGGGAAATGGATACCAAGACGTACCAGAGTTCCCTTCAGATGCTGGAACTGGAACATGCCCGCAAGGTCGTGAACATCTATCAGGAAGGAACGAAGGAACGTCTGCAGGCTGAGAAGGATTATCATAGTAAGCTGTTGGCTGATGCCGAGCGCAGACGAAGGGAGTATGAGCAGAAAGAGAAGGAACACCAGCAGAAGTTAGAGAAAATCAAGAAGGACTACTTTGGCTTGAACCTCGCAGAGAGGCAGCAGTCTTTGTCCCAAGATCTTGCGGCATTGCAGCAGGTGTATCAGGATGAGATACGCCTTGCCGGAAACAATGCCAAGGAGAAACTGCGCATCGAAGAGGCGTATCAGAAAGCCAAGGCTGCACTGATACGCAAGTATGGCATGGAAGAGCTGAATGGGATGCAGAAGAGTACACAGGCAGTGGTCGAATGGATGGACTCAGACGGAGGGCAGGCCATACTTGAAAGCTTCGATACGATTGTGTCCGGCATGAGCAGCATCTTCAGCGGACTGTCGGACATCATACAGTCTGAATTGGAGATACAGACTGCGGCCATCACACGTCGCTACGATGCTGAAATCTCCTTTGCCGAGGGGAATACGTACAAGGTGAAGAAACTGGAACGGGAGAAGGAACAGGAGATAGCCAAGATGAAGAACGAGGCAAACCGAAAGATGTTTGCCATGCAGGTGATTCAGGCCGTGGCACAGACGGCGATGGCGGCTATCAATGCCTACAGTTCTGCGGCACAGGTGCCTATGATTGGCTATATCCTGGCACCTATTGCAGCGGCTATGGCCGTGGCTGCAGGTGCTATACAGATAGCGGCCATCAAGAAACAGCAACAGGCATCGGAGGCACAGGGATATGCTGAGGGCGGCTTCACGCCGAAGGGTCCGAAGGACCTGGAAGTGGGTGTCGTTCATGCCGGGGAATGGGTGGCTTCACAGGCGCTTGTCAATTCGCCCGTGGCACGTCCGATGATTGATGCGCTGGACTATGCGCAGAGAACCAACACAATCGGTACACTGCGCAGTGAAGATGTCTCGCGCTCTATAACGGCTCCGGCTGTCATTACGCTTGCAGAAGACGATGGCGGCAACGGCAGCGGCCATCGCTTCTTATTCGTCGGCTATTGACAAGCTGAACCGCAGACTGAATGAGCCGTTTGTCACTGTCAACACGGTTGAGGGGGATAAGGGGACGAAACAGGCTCAGGAGGAATATGATAACCTGATGCGGAACAAGACACCACGCTCACAGAGATAATATAATGATTCGCGCACACGCGCACGTAAAAGATTTAAGGTATGACTATACTGATAGATGACAAGGAAGCCATCCTGAAGAAGGGGAGCAGCTTCGATTATATCTCAGAGAACAGACTGTTCACGGGCAGCGATTCCTATACGCTGACAATGACTTTTCCGCTGGCCGACTGTCCGCAGAACCGCGCCATCTTCGGCAACATTGACCGAAAGGACGTGGCCAAGGACACTACGGTATATGACTGTGTCCTGATGCACGGCTCACTGTACCGAAGCGGTGTTGTCACCATCACGGAGGTAACGGAGAAGGAGGTGAAGACACAGTTCCTGGAAGGACGCTCGGCGCAGAACTTCGAGCGTACTTTTGACAATACCTTCATCAATGAATTTGAGTGGGGCCAGTACCCGAGAGGGTTGGCAAGAAACTTCGCGCCCGGCCAAGTGTGGGCAATAAGAGATAACTTCATCACCTATACTGCCTTGCCGTGGGTCAACAGCTATTCGGGAAATATACAGAATGAAGCAAGGTATGATGGCGACCATGGGAACTACACCTGGGTATATAGATACGGCAACGGACAGAACTCGATGCGCCTGTCTTTCCAGCCGTTCCTTATCTATGCCGTCAAGCAGATCCTGATGGCGATGGGATATACCTACGACTTTACGGATTGGGAACAGTCGTACCATCGGTTTATCCTCATCTGTAATACACTGCCCGGGGCATGGGAAGTGTATTCATTTGCCCGAGCGATGCCGCATTGGAGCATCACGGAACTGCTCAGTCAGATTGAACGGCTGCTGAATGCGGAATTTGACATCGACCACAAGAACAAGGTGGTGACGTTCAAATATACCTCCAGCATCATACATGAGCTGTATGATGAGGTCATCGAGACGGTCATTGATGAGTATAAGGTGGATATATCCTCGGAGAATAATGACAAGTTCCTGCCTGCAAGGAAAAGGCAGTTTGCAGACTGCGACCACAATGCCTGGAAGTATTATTCCAGCCCGTGGGTGCTGAGGACATTGTGGGACAGGGTGAGGACATACGCGACGATGAACGATTTCCTCAGTACCTGCCATGACCTGCATACGCTGATCATGCAGTATAACGACAGTCAGGAACAGGAAGAGAACATGCAGCTCATCAACGCCATCCACTATGTACGCTCAGTGGATACGTACTTCGCTTTCCGCAATACGTCGATGGTGACGAGGGAAGGGGTGGTAGTTCAGAATGGGGAGGTGCAGCCAAGTGGGTCATACTGGGTCTATTCTCGCAACTATGCTCCGGTTCCAATCAATATCTTTGGCGACCGAAGCATGACGGGTGAAGAGGATGAGAAGGTCGATGAGCTGAAGATGGTGCCCGCATGGCTGGATGAGACGGACGCGGAACACGGCTTCATGCTGTTCCTACAGATGAACAACTACGACGAGACGGCAGAGGACAATCTTGGAGCAAACGATGCCTCCAAGCTGGTGAATCCGTTTCCGCTGGCAATGATTGCACAGGGGGAGAAACAGGGCGTGAAGGAATACTACGATAAGATATACCTTGCTTATTGGGACGGAGAGGTTCCACAGAACGAGGTGCCGATGCCCTGGGTGGATACGATCATGATAGATGCCAACTGGCATTATAGGCAATATCCGTCATCCCTGCGGTTCGATGGGCGGGATGCCATCAACTATCCGGCATACAACGTGGACCTGAAGAAGAAGTACACATTCTCCTTCCTGTCTGACCACGTACCTAATCCACGAGCCATCTTCCATATTGACGGCTTCCGTTACATCTGTGAAAAAATAACCGCGACATTCACGGAAAATGGAATGTCGCGGAAGATGAAAGGTGTTTTCTACAAAATTATGTAAAGTGAATTGTTGTCGTAGGAGTAGCTGTAGGTGTTGACGGGCTGAATGACGGCTTCAGGTTGTGGTTGTGGCTGTGGCTTCGGCCTTGCCTTTGGTCTTGTCGGACGGCTCTTGATGCTTTTATTCAAAGTCTCTGCGTGCCGCTGAATGGTGGTGGGGAGGATCTTGGCATACACCTGAGTCGTGCGGACATCCTTCTGGCCAAGCATACGGGTAACGTTCTCAATGGGTACGTCGTGTGCCAGGACCCAGGTGGCAAAGGTGTGACGGGCAACGTGAGAAGTCATCTTCTTATTCAGACATGCACGGCTCTCAACCAAGTGAAGGTAGTCATTGAGCTTCTGATTGCTCATGCGGGGTAAGCGGTAGTTGTACTTCTGCAGCACCTCCATAGCAGGTTCGAGGATGGGAGTGTAGAAAGTGGAGCCAGTCTTCAGACGCTTTCCATCGATGTAATAGAGGTCACCTTCCTTCTCTGTCATTGTGTGGAAATCGAAGAGCTGGGCATCACAGTAGGCAAGGCCAGTGAAGCACGAGAAGATGAAGAGGTCGCGGGCTTTTTCCTCTTTTAGAGGAAGGCGCAGGGAGCGAAGTAGGTTGATCTCATCCTCATTAAGAGGGCGACGCTCCTCATATTGGCCAGTAGGTATCTTCACAAGCTTGTAGGGGTCACGGTCGATATAGCCGTATTCAAAAGCCTTTAGCACATAGCGGTGCAGACGCTTGTGATAGTGCTTCAGGGTAGTGGCCTTGCGCTTGCCGTCCTTCTGAAGCCAATTGTGGTAGTCGAGGATGTTGGCAGGGGTCAAGTCCTCAAAGTTCTTGATGCGGCCAAAGGCAAGTAATGATTTATATACTACTTCGCGTGCCTGTACAGTGCGTCGCTGAATCTTCTCTGCTGCCAGCTGGTCATAGAAAAATAGGATGAAGCTGTTCTTGGACTTCGCCTTCTTTTCACGTTCTTCTTTCTGTTTCTCAGCTTTAGTCTTCCTTGTTTCAACGCCAAGAACCTCATTGACGTTATCCAAGGTGAGAGGTTTTCCCATATACTCCATAGCTGAAAGCATTTGTTCGTACTTCGAGATCTGTTCCTGGATAACAAAACTCTCAGTGAAATGCTCCCACTCAGATGGGGTAATTTCAGCGATGGGGATGTACTTTCTGACCCCATCAGCCAGATAAAGGCGATACTCAGCCAATCCTTTGCCACACTTGGCAACTCTTTTTCTTTTGTCAAAAATGACATCTACATGACTCGTTCTCAT